AAATTCGCAAAAGTGAATATTTTATCCTTGTATAAACAAAGTATAAAAAAATAAAGAAATGATTTGACAATCCCGATACATGGTGTATAATTAAAGTAGAAGGGACGAAAAATGGAAAACAAAACAAACAACAGAAAGGAACGAAAAATGAAAGCCACAAAAACAGACAAGGGATGGCTGATCGAAATAACCAATATGGTCAACGACATATCGGAACAAGGCGGCGTATGCGGGCGCAAAGTATTATACTACAAGTCAACCCTAGCCCAACTCGATATTGATTACGAGAGCGATCCCGCCGCTCCCTGGAATGATGGTTGTACCGTCGCGCAGTACCTCCAACAACGTATTGAGCCGGATAGGATTATCCGGCGCGGGACGCTAATCCAGTAAGTTGTTTCAATCCACGCTATATAATGCACAGAAAGAGAGGCAAAAAAATGGAATCAAAAGTTATGGTTAAAATTAGGCGTATTAGAGAACGGCGAGAAGAACTACTGGACTCGCGCGGAGACGAACCGGCTATTTTGATCGCGGGCGAAAATAGTGAGGTTGTACTAGGGGGCACATTCCGCCAGTGCCACGATGCGTTATGGAAAGTCCCCCGCTATCCCCGCGACTCATATAGCGGCTGGGGTTGCTGGACTATTATTTCAAAAAATATCGAATTGCCCGCGGAAAATGAGTTAATGAGTGGTAAATTTAACGGGTCATATTATACCTACGACCGGTAAGCAAGCCCGAGAAGGAAATATAATGAACTTCAGAACAGTGCGTATTGAAGAACCCCTCCTCAAGCAGGCTATGAAACTACCCTGGCCGGAGCGAATGAAAGGTGATCTACAGAACCGGGTTAATGCCTTGCTGCAGCGCGCAATAATATCTCAAAAAAATGAAGATTGTGCTACCAAACCGCCCGAATCTTCTCAAGAGCCGCCCTGATCGCAAGTGTTATCCCCCAAGGACAGCGCCGTTGAATCCTCCCGATCTGCCATAATGTCTTGCCTTCTTTGAACCGCAATCTTAAGCAATTGGCCTGGTGATCCGACAATTCTGCTCTGCGAAATATCTTATCTAATTCAGACCAGGTAATAATCGGATTATCCGCTGATGATTCAGTGGTTGCTATCTGCATCTCCTCAATAGGAGCATCAACCAGAGGTATTCTGCGCCTGCGGCGGTTACGCTTGCTCAAATAATACCACGTCTCGCGCTTCAACGCTTTCGTTGCGTAAGTCGAGAACTTATAGCCCAAATCTTTATACCCTCTGGCCGCTCGCACCAGTGCCTCGTAAAGATGACCTAATAACTCGTCGCGGTCGGACTCTGTTAACGAGGGATAATTCTGATACGCATCACGCAAGAGTTTAAAGACCAGACCCATATTGTCAGCCGCCAGTTGTTTTTGCTGTGCCGTCAAAGGCGATTTGTTGCCTTTTTTACCCATCTACGTGTTATCTCACCTCGTTAAACAGCACTTCTTGCACTTCACGCTGTAAAGTCCCCGGCAGGCTACCTGATAATCTCCTATGGTTAAGGGTTAGTGTTGGCTATTGTATTCAACTTTGATAGTCCTGCCGGGGTTATTATTTTTTTCCTGGCCCTTGTAAGACATACCCGCACACACTGGCCTTTACGGAGTTTTAGCGCGGGGAACTTGGCGTTGATGTCTGATGCAGGCCAATCAAACAGGATGTTGCTTGTTATAGTTGAGGCCTGCCAAAAAAATTTACCCTGGTATTTGGAGACGCTAAGATCGCTAAGTCTATAAAGCTCTACCTTAACTGGAGGGCCAAGCCAAAGGCTATAGTTACTGGAGGTTTCCCCATCAACAAGATTATCTCTTGACCACCATAAATCAGTTGGTTTCATCACTTGCCTCGCTTTCTTTCTTTCCTTCCCTGATAACTTCTAATAACATCTGCCGGAATTTTTCTAGTTTAAGATAAGTACATCGCGGGTCAGATTTCAGTAACCGAACGTATTCTTCCATTGGGATTATCGCATATCCGTTTAATGTCGGGACTGTAATGCCATCCTCCCGGCCATGAAATATTGCTTCGCCATCTCTTGCACCCAAATAGCAGTTGCGTATGTACCCTATTGGTTCTGTTTCTTTACTCATCGCTGGCCCCACTTTCTATTTGTATCTATTCATCAGCCAAAATTGATAGTACGGTTTAGAGGAACACCCAATAGAATACATGTAACTGAAATTGATCGTCGTAACGCTTGTGATAATAAACATCTTCACGGTGGAATAACTGCTGCGCTACAACTTCTATTTCTGCCAACGATACCTTTCTGCATGCCGAAAACACTACCTCGCAAGCAGACATAACACGTTTAACGCTCATTATTGATACCTGTTTCCTAACCAAAACTCGTGTGGGTGTTTACCTGCTTTTACTTGTTCTACCTCTGACGCCATCCATTCCACTTGCTTCTCTTTCATGGTCAACGGCTCCGGTGCGGGCGTACAGCCGATCAAGAGCAAGGCGATAAGTAATGAGATTGATCGCATTATTTCGCATCCCTTTCTAAAAAGCCAGCCGGGGGCAGGAAGATTAACCCTTTTATACCTGCTTCCGAGATGGGCAACTTATAGCATTCGCTACCCCGGCTGGTTTTATTTTGTTCGTCTCTCCGAACTGTCACGCCTGGTTCCTTGCCTCTAATACGCCGCAAGTTAAGCATCTGTTGGTCAGCACGGCGTCCTGCCAAACGCCGGGGGCAGGATTTGAACCTGCTATCAGTTTTGCCCTTACGCTCATAAACCGATTAACTCTTGCTGTAGGGCTTAAGCGTTTCACACACGCCGCCCCGGCTGGTTTTATTTACTTTTGCTTCTCTGGCAGACCCCGCATTGCACGGATAATATTCTCCGCCGTTGGGCCAATGAGTTTATTAAGCTCGACCTCCAGATATGGCCAGTCATTGGGTCGCTCTTGCTTCCACTTTTCGATAGCGGATACAATCGTCCTGCTAAGAGCATAAGTAGTGTTTGCCTTACGTTGCTTCCAGGCTCCGAACACTATGCCTACTATTGCCGCTATCCCAGCAGCAGGGGGCCAAAACCCTGCTATGATGGGGCCAAGAGGAACAAGCTTAATACCAGTATCGACTGCGGTGTCGATTTTGCCCGCTGTCTCTTCGTCTAGCTCACAGCCCATGCAGCCCATGAAGGCTAATACCGTTACCATCAACAACAATCTTTTCCAGTTCTTCAACATGACAGTTCTCCTAAAGTAAAAGTTACTTCGTTCTACGTTCCAACTTATCCCGCAATCGCATCAGCCGCAACAACAACGGCTTTTCTTTTTCCTGAAAAGCCTCGATTGTTTTAAGACTTAGTTTATTCTTGACATCAGTAAGAGTTTTACTGACCTTTGACCATTCCGGGCAGCAGCTAGAGGACATTGGAACAGGTATGGGCCTTGCATTAAACAAAGGACAGAAGTCATGGCACTCTCTCGTTGTCAAATATCCCCTTCTTGATTTCATTCTGGTCCAGTGACATAAGGCACAATAGGAGGACCTTATATAGTCTTTTAATTTATCCTCCGTCTCGAATTTTTCGATGAGTACTTCCGGCGGCCGAAAGGCAAGCTGTTCGTGGTGTTCAATTGAGCTTTTTACGGCGGCAAGCAGGCCCTTTTTGGCTGCTTCCTCAGCATCGTCGGGCGTTACCCAGGTTAGAGGGTTTCGAGTAACAATGTTTTCTCCCTCAATTACTATAGGTTCGGGTTCCGGTTCAGGCTCCACCTTTTGCAGGGCAAAGGGGGGGAAATAATTATTAGCATCTGGAAACCCGTTAAGGGCTATGTAGGGGCACAGTAGGCTATTGTCCACTGTATAGATGTTCCTTATTGTAAATACCTCGCCAACAGCGTCCCGCTTTGCTCTGGTACAGCCATAGATAAAACCACATTCACCTTGCTGCCAAGTCCGAATGACTAGGACTTTATCGCCCTGCTCAAAGTTAGCCTGGATAAATTCCCTTAAGGCTTTGATCTGTTTGTCTGCTATTTTTGGTTTACTCATTTGTATTATCCCTTCTTGCGGGGTATTCCCGCAGCCGTATTTCTTCCGGCCACTCAGCCGGGTCTTTGGACAATATTAATCTGCCGTTTTTGTGTACGTGAACTTGCTTAACAAATACCGGCGTGTTTGCGTCTTTGCACTCCCGCACAATATCAAGTACCCATTCCAGCTTACATTCTCGGCCCGGCCGACCACCAATGCTTTCGGCCCCGATAATTACCCAGTCCAACCTTGAGCCCATACCGCTACCACCGCAAACATGACAAATTGTACTTGGTTCACCTGCATACCCCTCTCCACAACCCCCACACTTTGCACAACAGCATTCATTTTTTTCTAAATTTACAGGCCCCAACAATGGTTCAAAAGAAACAAAACATACAACGGCGGGCGTGTCTAATAAATGCGGTATCCGCTCGTCGGCCCATCGCTGGTTTTCGCAGGAGACGCCAAGCCAAACGTTTTTGCTAAACGGATTCTGTTCTACAAAACGCTGCATTCTAATCGGCTGCTTAGTTAATATCTGGAAAGTGTGTTGTGGACATCGGCTTATGATGTCTTGTGTTCGTCTTAACTGTTTAGGTAATATGCGATAGTAAAACAAGTCGCTCATACTACAGACAAATATCATCCGCGGTTTTTTCCAGTGTAGGGGCTTTTCCATCTGATCTTTGGCCAAGTAGATTTTTTCTGTCCAGCCATTATCGTCAACAACCCGTTGGTATTGTAGCATTCCCATTGCCTTTAACCGCTTGGCCATCTTCTCGGCATAGCAATTCTCGCAACCCTCCGACACTTTACTACATCCGATAAGCGGGTTCCAAGTTTCGTTAGTCCATTCGATTTTACTTGGCATATTGACCTCTCGTTACAACTCCGTAACAACAATCTCCGTTCGCGGCCGCTCAGAATAATATTTACGTAACTCGCCCCCACATACTTGCCGGTCGTCCATAAAATATATACCGCTCATCGCATCGAGGACGATCTTGTCAGCATTGTCTCGGTCAGGTTTTGTTGTGTGATATGTCGGCGCTGATATTTTTAGTTTATCGGCGTTTCGGCCAGTCCCGTAATCGCCCTTGCGGTACGGAAAATACCAAGTAATATCCACCCGCACCGGCCCGGTCAGCGGCTTAGGCGGCGCTTTTTCTTGCAATATCACGCGCATATGTGTTTTATCCGCCGCGCTCGGGTCGTAAGTACGTACAAACTTACCGGCGCTGGTGTGCCTATGCCGCTTCTGTGATTTAGGGTCGCCCAGAATGGTAATTTCTATCCGCATCACTCACCCGCCTTTCTGGCCGTTATCGCCGCTGCCTGTTTAATTGCTCCTTGCATGTACTTTGTCGCCCGCGCCTGTTCTTCTAACGTTGTAGCACAACGGCCTAATACTTCCGCCGCTCTTACGTATTGGTCGCCTGGATTCTTCAGACCGTATTTGCGAAATATCGACGGTGAGCCACAGCCTGCTTGCGTTAGATCAAAAAAGTCAAGAGCGTCAGATTTGTTCTGCACAAATATCCCATGAATCATTCTGCCTTTCCAATTGCTCTTACGAACCGGCATGAACGGTTGCAGCGTCCGAAGCTCAGGGCACCATTGGTTTGCCTTTCGATACGCCCGCAAAATATCATCAAACTCTCTCTCTCCCAATCCCATCTGACCAAACTCAGCGGCAATCTCGTCAGCAATTGCAGGCTTTGCTTTTTTGCTATCGGGGTAATAACTCATAAGTTGGTCAAGAATATAATCATTCAAGATCATGGTACTTCTACGCCTTGTCTTTTTCTTTTTTTTCTATATTCGTCCATCTCACGTTGTGCCTGTTGCTCGGATGTTTCGTCCCCCCGCTTATTAAACTCCGACCGCTTAGTCCAGGTTACTACCGCCGCCTTCCAGGATTTCATCGGATTACGGCCCACTCGCCAGCCGTTCGCTTCGTAGTAAGAGCAGAACATCTGCCCATCAATACTGGCACCAATTTGCGTGGCGTATTCTTCGACCTCTTGGGGGGCGGGTTTGATAAATTTTATATTAGCGCGCGCGCTCTTCTTATTCTTTTCTTTTAAATCAGAAGATGAAGAAGAAGATGAAGATGAAGAGTTCGATTTCGTTCGCAAACCGTTCAACGATTTTGCAACGGTCGTTGAAGGTTCGTTCATTTTTTCTTTAAGCCCTAAATTCTTTTTACGGCGGGCTTTACCGGACGCAATACCAGCCTTACGTCCAGCTTGCCGATACGAGTGTTGTTTTTTCGCCTCCGTCATCAATCTTTTGTTGTGCAAAAAGTTATTTTTTTTTGGATGTTTAATGAAGCATTTACGAACGGCTGTTGAACGACCGTTCAACCAGTCTTCTCCGAGTCGTGAAAGCACCGCCAATTCGTCATCATTATCGGGCAGCCCATCGTTCGCCCAGCAGATACAAAGCAGTCTGATATAGGCCCCTTCCTCCGCTGGACTCATGGTCATAATTTTGGGCGAACTGAGCCAATCATTAGGGTAAAATTGGAATGCCGGACTTATATTATCTTTTTTCATGGCTCTCCTTAGCCTGACGGCGAGTCCGTTCGGGTTATTAATTATCTCTTTCTGCGTTTGGGTATTATGTATAAATAGTTTCCCAACTCATCCAACTGCGTTAATATCCTTTCCCCATCCGCGCAATCCAGGCATTGCGGATCGCATTTGCAGCCTCCGTTGCGGTTGAGGATATTAGATTGCGCTGCAACTAATATGGTTCTTATGATCGCCTCTCGCTCGTACTGTAATTTTTCTATCTCGTGCTGTAATTTTTCTATTTCGTTGTCGATTTCCCCAATAGTTCGCTCAGTCATGTTGTCATCTCGCCTTCTCTCTCATTCTGCATTTACGTTTGTCGACTTCGATTGTTACAGAGCCTTTACGGTTGATAAAACAAAATAGTTGTTCTGTCGTATCCGGCGTTAATGAATATTTCGTCGCGATTGTTCACAAAAATAAATATCGTGCATACCACTATAATAACGGTTACGCATACGGATATTATTGCGCCTAACCAAAACTTATTATCGCTATTCTTCATCGTCGTCTTTCTGTGTCAGAACGGTATGTCCTTATCTTCATAGCCCGGCACATCGTCCGGGCCTTGCACTGGGGGCGCTGCTGGTTTACCAGGTGGTTTCTTATTAGCCGCCTGAGCAGTTTTATAGCGGGCACTTAGCTTGCGTAGTTCGTCATCAGGCGGCGCCAGCCGTTCCTGGTTGCCCCATTCTGCCAGTTCCCACCGCTCGCGTGTCTGGCCTTTGTAATCCTCGTGTTTACATATCAGCTCTACCCATTCAGTAGTAATTTCGGGGTTCCTGAAGTCACCATTGAAATCAAGAGAATCGAGTTTTTGCTGTGACATTGGCCAAGCCGCTGGTGATAGATAAATTCGCACATGTCGATCAAACGGACTCACTTGTTCCCAGTTGCCGTTAGATGCAATCTGCGAGACCTCAAAAATAACATCCAACAGCAAGGTTTTGTTGACGGAGGTGTCCATGCCCAAATCTTTACAGGTACCTAAATAACGTCCTTCGTTCATCATCTTATTTATCCTTTCTATTCGTTATTTCATTCCAAATGGTACTCCAAACTGCCGTTGAGTCGTTTGGAATATCTATCGTCTCTGTCATACCATACCGATTTTTTGCGTCGAATGCATCGCGCCTTTCGGTATAGATCACCCTTTCAGCGCCCCCTATCCCTTTCCCCTTTTTGAGCGCTTCCGGCTTTTTTGACCGCTCGGTTTCTACTGCTGAAAAGAAATTACCGAATAGTATGGCGTCTGACCATTTACCAGTAACCGCCCACGTTTTATCATGTACGTCCGAGACATAACGATCATAATCGGCACCTAGCGGGTTCTTAAAAGTTTTGATCCGGCAGTGTGATAAAATCACGATAACCACGCCGGTATCACGTAACTTATCGAGCCCGGCAAGCAGTTTCAGCCACTCGGTAATTGCAACATCGTAACCTTTTTGGTAGGCAGTAAACCCTCGCTCGCCCCAATCATTCTCAAAATCCCGCGCACAGATAAACTCATGGCACAATCTCTCAAACCCTCCCAGAGCGTCTAGTACAACTGTTTTGTAACTAGTTAGTGTCGGCACCACATTTAATAAGTCCCCCCAGCCATCAATCCTGGCCGCACCGACGCTTGGTACTAAATTGCTGCCCAGCAGGGTTTCATATCCCGTTTCGCCTTGGGCCATCAGAAACGCAGGCTCGGGCGCGTAAGCGCCCATTGTAGTTTTTCCCCAACCCTCGACCGCGTTAAGTAATATTCGGGGCGGCGCAAAAACAGGCTTTAACTTCTTTAAGACAGGGGTCTCTTTCTGTTCTGTTGTAGTTGGTGGTTTCCCATTTCTGCCACCGTTTGTCATCGGAGGTAGCGGCGGCAACGCTCCCTTCCGTTTTTCTGTTGTAGTTGGCATGGTTTTTTCCCTTAAATAGTTCCTAGTTCTGGATGGACATCATCAACTTTCACAAAATTATCGGGTATGGTATCGGAGTGAATATCAAATCCGTTAGTACATAATTCAAAATACGGACAACGACCAAACCCGATACACGCGCCGGTGTTCCTCGGATACCGATGGTTTTTTTCGCAATCGTGTAACAGTTTAGTCATCTGCCACAACTCATATTGAAATTCTTCTATGTCGGCAGCTAATCGCGGTATCTCCTTGCGGGCAAAATAGAAATCCGGCCTGATCCCTATATCCTCGGTAAATCGCTCTGCGTATTCGCTTGGTGTTTCATCTTTATCGTGTTGATTGGTATACAACGAGCCATCGGCTTTGTATTTGCGTTTTTCGGGAGGGGTTGCCCGATATGGTCTGATACTCGGCTTGCGTAAAACATCATAGAGAATTGTTTCGACATTATAACCCGATTGCTGAGCCGCTAGAAAATATAAACTGATTTGGCTGTCTATTCGTAATTTTTTCCAATATTCGCTATCAGGCAAAAGATCGTCACTAGTAGTCTTATGTTCCATTACTGCCAGCCGACCGTCGGGCAATTTGACAATACCATCAATTCTACCAGCTACCTTTGAAACCCGCGACATTCGACCAGTGTCGGGATTGATAATAGGCAATTCAAACGCCAATTCTGATGCAACAATCTCAAATTCTTCGTTAGCGTCGCGCCAGCGCCAGAAATAGCCGCTGAGCATTGAGCTGATAATAGCTCTTTCAATCTCCCAGTCATAAATGTAGTTTGGATCAGACGGCTTAGTTCCATTATATTTATTAATGACATGCAAGATTATATTGCGGCAATCATCTTCGCCTGGTACTACACAGTGGTTTATTATATCTCGTTTATATAAATCCAATCCATAGTGTATCGCTTGGCCGATTCGTAGTGGTATAGCGTCCCGCCGGGGTCGGATCCCCCGCCCGTAGGCCAAATAATGTCGGCGCAAACACTGTTTAGCTGTCTGCATCGAACTATGAGTGTTTAAGTTGTTTGTCATAATTTCCTTTTTGTTTATCTTTTACCTTTCGCAGCGTTGTTTTCGGTTATACCAACGAGAACTGTCGGTGCTTTTTGGGGACGTGATCTATCGATGATTACGCTATGCCTTGATTCGGATGTTGCGATAGACGAATTTCCCCACAGCTGAGCGGACGAATTGTCCCGCAGCACGACGGACGAATTGCCCCGCAGCTTAGCGGACGAATTGTCCCGCAGCGCAGCGGACGAATTGCCCCGCAGCACGACGGACGAATTGTCCCGCAGCACAGCGGACGAATTGTCCCGCAGCACGACGGACGAATTGTCCCGCAGCACGACGGACGAATTGTCCCGCAGCACAGCGGACGAATTGCCCCGCAGCTCAGCGGACGAATTGTCCCCCAGCTCAGCGGACGAATTGTCCCCCAGCTCAGCGGACGAATTGTCCCCCAGCACAGCGGACGAATTGCTCCACAGCGCAGCGGACGAATTGTCCCGCAGCTCAGCGGACGAATTGTCCCCCAGCTCAGCGGACGAATTGCTCCACAGCTCAGCGGACGAATTGTCCCGCAGCACAGCGGACGAATTGTCCCGCAGCACAGCGGACGAATTGCCCCGCAGCTGAGCGGACGAATTGTCCCGCAGCACGACGGACGAATTGCCCCGCAGATCAGCGGACGAATTGCCCCGCAGCTCAGCATGTCCAAGCACAACCGAGACCTTAGCATTACGCGTAAAAACCCTTCTCTTGCCAGGCTTAACGAGCTTGGCCTTAACCCATTGCTTTAGCGCCATACGTGCTGCTGCCTCTGCTTTTGTTGGGTCATACCATTCAGGCAGGCAATCCTGGTCTAAAAGATATACCCACTTCGATAGGGGTAAGACGTAATTATTGTTTGGCGGCACTATCTCTACCCGCGCAAAGGTAATTTCGCCACGCACGTTTTTCTCACGCAACCCAAAATGCTCGATAATATCTTCGTGTGAGTCAGATATATCTGGATGCCATAACGCCAATAATTCGTTATGCTTTTTAACTAAAACGAAACTAGCAGCCCTACACATGATTTTCCTTTCTGTTTATCATTTACCTTTCGCGGCATTATTTTTTAATTAACATGTACCCAACGATGTTTTAAGTGTATTTTACTAATTGCCGAAGAAGTAACATTGTATTGATGCGCTATTTGTGTTTGATTCGATTTGCCTTCTTTAAGAAGGTTTTTAATAGTTATTACTTCCTGCTCTGTTAATTTCGAGAAATGATGATTTTCTCCTCTATTTTTAATACGTATATATTTACGCCTATTCTTTACTTGAATTTTTCCTGTTGCCCAACGAACATTTTTAGGTTCATAATTACCATTATTATCAATCCTATCGATACTATAGTTGGGTGATGGGCGATCTCCAACATCAGCTAAAAAATTCTCAACTGAGAGAAGCCATCTTTTACACACTCGTATTCCACGACCTCCATAATTTTTATAACTCTTGTGCTTAGGGTTATAACATCGCTGCTTCATGCTAATCCAGCCCATATATTCTGGTCGAACTTGTCCGGTTATTGCATAACCATGTTTTAATGACCCATTGCCACCCAAGTCTCTCTGCAAACATCCACATGATCTTATATCACCCCTCTTTACTGAATCTGCTCTTATAAGCTTCTCACTACCACAGTCACACTTCCAAAGCCAGAAAGTAGGCCTGTTTAAACGCTTAACAAAACGTATCGCTACTAACCTGCCAAATCTTTTGCCTGTTAAGTTTATTCTAAAAGTCCTGCTCATTATTTTTCCTTCCGCTTATAATATGAATCTTCTTTTTGTTTTCGCGCCTGGGCCTTACGCGGCGGCCCAGGCTATCGGCAGCCTCCATGCTGCACCTGCCATCCGTGTGCTCTCACTCATTCCTTTCAAAAACTTACGGCGGGCAGGATTTGAACCTGCAATATTTACGAAGTTACTAGTCGCCGCGTTTGACTGTATAACCCAGCTAAACTACCAACTACCCACGGCACAGTCTGCCAAGCGTGCTACCATCTCACGCCGCCGCCGTATTTACTTGTCAAAATGGCCGCCAGGCCGGGTTGTGTACGGTTGGGTTAAGAAGTGATAGGGCCAGCCTGGCGGCGTAGTTTGGCACATTCCTTGCATTCAAAATCCTTATTCCAACATTCCTCGCATAGCCATTCGTCACAGCCTCGGCACTTTTTCATCGTGCTTCGGCAGTAGCTTTTCTCACAGTCGATACAATCATCCTGCAAATCAGCAACGCAATAATCATCGTGGCCCCAGCAATACTTCACCGGCGGGCCATAACCGGACGAGCCAAGCTCATCCAGCCGCTCATCTCGAAGCCGGTCTGTCTCTGCTACACAATCAGGTAAATTATCAATCATTGTCTTTGCCCTCCGCCTCAGCGATAAGGGTTTTAGCGTAGTCGAGGTCAACAAGCGTCCTTGGCTGACGGCCGATTAGGATCTCAAGCGCGTCATTCCAGTCGCGTATGTCATAAACTAATTCCTTTAGTGCATTTAATAATTTGTAATGATTGTTGCAGGCCCGGACGATAAACTCGGCATTGGCTTGAGCTTCATCATTACTTAGTGCGTCATTTCGCGCCGTACCTATATGTTTTGTGGCGTGCCTAAACTTTAGGAAAAATGGCGGCGTATCTGTATTTACTTCCCACGGCAACGGCGTATGTTTCGGCTTACTCACAGGTAAATTATCCATCTTTTTTACCCTCCGCTTTGGCCATTACGGCCTTGACTGCGTCAAGGCATTTGGGAGGGGGAGTCCAGACTTCCATTATAGACATTAATATTCTGAGGGCGGCCAGAAGCTCGGCCCGGATATTATCATTGTCGTAATATTCCCAGCACTTTGCCATTTCACCGCGCTTGGGGCAACTACCGATGCAGCCACCAATGTACGCACCTCTACAATACAAAGGCGAACTCCACTTTTGCCCCGTCCACTGGAGCGGGCAATATAGCTCCTTGATAGGCTTGGGTTTTGCGCCACCAAGCCATGACTGATAATCAACACCGCATTTAGAAAATTGAATGAACGTTCCATCTTCTAGTTTTGTGTCTAGTGCCGTATGGACATAGCCACAGCTTTTAGCAAACACGCGAATTACATCATTGCGGATATTCCGCCTCTCGAATGGCGTATATTCGTACACATAGTGATATTTACCTGTCCCTTGACATTTACGACAAATCACGGCCGCCCCATCTCTTTCGGCCATGCCCACATATAATCCCGTGCCTGCGCAGGCGGGGCATTCAATGTCAGCTTCAAACTTCTTAGTATGTTTTTTCTCAGTCATCCGTATATCTCCTCAGTGAAGTCTCCACCCGGCCCCAGGATTAAAATAGGCCCGCCGTCCCTGGGCTTCATGTGAGACGGCGGGCCAACAGAAGGAGGAGAAAATGAAAAAGCGTCATTTAATATTTGGCGGCGAATATCCGGCTTCATCAGGGCCTCGTCGATCCAATGTCGAACTACGCCCCTAGATAACTCATCTGCCCGGTCGATTATGTCAATCAGGTCCATCTTAAAGCTCCTCAATCTTCTTCGCGTTGAACCACGCCCAAAATTCCTTAGCCGGTACCCGTAAGTTCTTACCTCCAATCCGCAAGAGCTTGCCGCCGGCAACCCGGAAATCACGTATCAGATCATACGCACCACTCATACTCAGGCTGGTACGCTGTTTAATATCCCTAGCTGAAAGTAGCGGCTCCATTTGACTTTTCCCCGTTTATGGTGTATAATTGTGCAATTCACTCACGGATGGGTTTTTCCGATTTTTCTGTTTTGTTAGCCATTTTTGGAGGTATCTTTATTCTGATAGGGCCGGTAAGGATAAAGCGGACAAGAAGTTGAGGTGCAAAGACAAACCTCTTCCCGTTGCCATTGGACACATTCCAAGCAGAATGACCGGATTGCCGCTCGTAGATCATTGCCCTTCATTGCTTTTGTGTAGGTGCCTCGGTATTTTCTGGGCATATCCGCCAGTTTTTGCCGTATCCGAGGATTATTAAGGTCCGAAGGCTTTCTGCCCCTAATCGTTCGTTCAGCGCCCTTGAAACGAAGGCTATCTGTTTTTTGAGAGATTGTAGAGCAGTTAGAGGTCATCTAAGCTACATCCTCCTGGCCGTCAGGCTGGGACTGCTGGGCCTCAGCTTGCAAGATTTCAATGCCCCGGCGAATAGCGTGGTTGATCTTGGCCTGAACATTGGTTAGTTCGATGGGAAAAACAGGTAACTTGGTTTTCTCGGTTAACTCATCGAATATTAGGACTGGTTTCATGTTTTCTGTTGCCATCGTTATGTTCTCCATATATTGTTTCTATATCTATTCTACATCAAATATAGACAAATGCAAATAAGAAATATATTTTATCTATATATTTTCTATGTTGCTTCTTATAAGTTTCAGAGTAACAATTACTTATATGAATAAAAAATCGCAAAAAAATATTTCGTTCGACCAGTGGGTAACGGAAGTGTTTGAAAAAGAAGTGAATACGTTAGACGGGATCGCAGGTGCGAATTCATTGATCGCATCGGCTGCGATTATTATGTTTTCTGAAGCGCAACCCCATGTAAAAAAGGAATTTGTGCGCAGAGTACAAGATCGGCAACTTGTTGCTTATGATAATATTGCGAAAGAAACAGTCGATAAAGCTACTGAAGCTCGTCAAGCCGACGATCAACCTCGCGCGCAAAAGCCTCCAAAGCGCCGGGGTTCAAGGTAGCTAACTCTTTACATAGATCGGTCCACTTAACTGGGTCAATACCGTCGGCCAGATCGCAGACGATCAGATAGCGACCGTCGCTGAGTCGTTCGGGTTGAGTGGTAGAAGCGATACTTTCGGTGTTAGATATGTTGGACATAACACTACCTCTTAACTGTAGTGGTTTCAATGGCTTAGGTTTGAGTCGGCCCTGTGCCGGACCTCGGTTCAACCAAGTTACTCACAAGTATATCTGATGAAAAATGGAAGGGCAAATTAATATTTGAGAGAAAATAAACATGAATCGTAACCAGAAATGTATCTTGATGTTAGGACTGATAATTTTTTTCGTCATGTGCCTGGTCCCGCCGTGGTATTACGAAATTACAGAGTTTTCCTCTAGACGGACAAGACCTACCAGAACGAGGCGCATCAGGACGAGGCCTACTAGACAGACAAGAACGCGCAGAGGCATAAGTGGATTAAAAACAACATTCACTTATACTAGACCAGGAAGCTATTACCCCGTCTTTTATCCTCCATCTAAACACACATATCTGCATATAGACAAGGACCGACTACATATTCAATTGCTTATAATTACTGTTTTGACCGGAGGACTAATGGCAGTAGCTATATCCAAGAACAAACAAGAACAGAAATCAACCGATAGGGAAAAACCATGAATAAGAAACAAAAAATTATACTGTTAATCGGCCTTGCGATCTTTATTGCCATGTGCCTGATCCCGCCGTGGTATTACAAGCTTGAATATCCTCAGCGTCCTGCTTACAGTCAGCCGGGAGGTTATTTCCCTATTTTTATTCCTCCTTACCCAAAAGACCCAGCAAGGGGGGGGCTATTTTCAGATTTAATCAATGATAAAGCGGCCAAGACAGAAAGAAAATATGTTACTGTCCGCATAGACAAAGACCGGCTATACCTTCAATTGCTTGCTGTTACCGTCTTAACCGGGGGGCTGGTGGTGCTGACTATGCCCCGCAAAATATGCCCAAAATGAAAAAAGCCGGATATTGCCTATGTTTTCTATGCGACGAATGGACACTACAATTACAGTTTAAGTCCTTAGGCCAGCAACACTTATAATTATAACTAATTAGCTGGCAAAAAGTTACAAAAACGACCTTTGCGTTCTTTTAAGCCGTGGGTCCTGGGTTCGAGTCCCAGCACCCTCATTAATTAAAGCGTTGATAACACAGGGATTACAAAACGGCTAATATAACTTATATTTCAAGTATGCCCAAAACTATGCCCAAGACCTACGTATTATGAGCAGTATTTTCCGGCAAAAAAACTCAAGATTCTTCTGGGTCAAATACCGGGACATTGACGGAAAGATCAAAAGGGAGTCTCTCAAAACCGCTCATCGGGGGGTAGCCCTGAAAAAAAAAGCACTCATTGACCAGCGTGTTAAGATAGGTAAGCCTAAAGCCGACAATTCGTTGAAGTCACTTATTGACAGATACTTAGAAACACTTAAGCCGTCTGTCAGCCAAAAACACTTCTGTAATGTTCGCACCCGACTGGAAAAATTCTATAATTATGCCAAAATTACCAATGCCGACCAGATCACTATTGACAGGGTACAGCGATTCATTCTATCTCTAAAATGTGCTCCGGGCACCGTCAGCGGCTATAAGCGATGCCTGAGCGGGTTTTGTAGCTTCCTGGTGAATCGTAGTATTCTACATGATAATCCATGCCGGAATATTAAGTTACCAAAGCAAATCTCGTTGCCGCCACGTTACTTAGACGAGACTGAGACTGAAATAGCCCTGAAAATATCCCGTGAACAGAAAATATATTTACCAGTCCTAACGGCACTTAAGACAGGTATGCGTATGACCGAGATCCGAAAACTTGAATGGCCTGATGTGCATTTTAGGCAAAATCTGATCGTTATCCCACGTACCAAGACCAACCGGCCCCGGTCAGTCCCGCTTCACCCTGAACTTGCCGAAGAACTGGCCAGAATAGCGAAAAAGACAGGACCGGTATTCCTGGGCCAAAAAGGTGGGTTTGTCGGTGAGAAACAGTGGAAGGTACTTTTGAAACCGCTGCAAGACAAGATACCTAAATTTAATGAGCGTAAAGGGACCGGATCGGCCTGGCACCTCTTAAGAAGCAGCTTTGCCTCTCGGTACATGCAAGCTGGGGGCAACATCTATAGGTTGGCAAAAATACTAGGTCATTCGACCGTTAAAACAACTGAAATTTACGCCCACCTTGCCCCCACTTACGACCCGGACATTGAGAAGGTCTAACTATTTCTTCGCTATCGCCTCTAATATTTTCTGGGTATTTTCGGTCTGACTCTGGCCCAGCACGTCGATCCGCCTGTGAATCCGCACAATATCTTCTCTCTGGTGGTCAATACTCTCTTTCATACCTTTTACCCGTTCCTCGCAGCGGCTCTGCTGCACATAGCCGTTTTGGGGGTTGACATGAACACTTGAGTTGTCCGCGTGATTTATCAGTTTCTTTACCTGTCGATTTACAATCCAGACGATCAGCCCGGCCATAGATAGGCCGCTTGCCCCGACAAAATAAGCGGTATTATTTGCTTGTGCCAACATATCTATCATCGTGATCTCCGTGTTCGTGTTGATCGTGTTCGCGTTTTAAGCCGGGTCTGAGTGCTACCTGACAAACCGGCACCTAGAAACGCCTTGGCTAGAGCTTTTCTGTAATCAGCTATCCACGTTGCCTGCAATTTCAGGCCCTTACTTCGTTCGTCTGGACTAAACTGAGACAAAAATGTCGATATATCCCTTTTGGCGATATTACCAAAAGGTGAGTTCGCCCTCATAGACCCTTCTATCGCCCTTTTAATTTCCGTATAGCCCTTGCCACCCGCCTTAAGGTCTGTTATTCGCTCCGCCAGATAATCCGCAGCGTCATCTATATCGCCGTAAGTTATTTGCCTGGCGGCGTATATGTATTCGAGCTTCTTTTCATAGGTTGGCCGACCGATTAAAATCTCTTTGACCTGCTTGCCGGTCATGGCCCAGAAGTCGGTCCGGCCCTCTGTGAACTTACCTGCCTTTTCACGCCATTCAAAAGACCGGTTACGCCATCGCCTATATTCAAAGTGTTTATTATTTTCATTTATGAACGTCTTGTCAAGACGAGCCATTAGCCCTTCGATGTCACGAGAGACGGCAAGCTCTTGCCTGGCAAAATATTGCGTGGCCTTGATCGGGTGCTTTTTTACATTAGCCGCCCATTCGAGCATATTATTGAAGGTCTGTCCAGCAGGGCCTATGACAAAGTTTCCGACCCCCCAGCCAATATCCGCTATTATACCAGGCCCGGCACCATCGATAAAATCGTTCACTAAAAGTTTGGCAATATCCTGCGCCTTGCGCTTTTCAGGGCGATTCTTCATAGTAGAAAGGAGCGAATTATCGCCACCGCTTATCAGGTCTTTGGTGAGGTTCCACAATTCGCCACCCAAAGTAGAAAATAAAAGATATTCCAGCAGTGGGGCAAGTGTTCCCTTCAAAGCAGACTTTACTGCATCACCCCAGACCAGGCGGGTCTGATGTATGCCGAAAGTCTTGAACTTCAACGCGCCTCTGAGCCACGGGTTCGTTCGCCAGGGGACCGGGCGGGTAGCTATATTCTGGATAAACTGGGTATCAACACTGGCCCGGTGCATAATCCGGTCAACTTCGTCTAGGGTAAGGGGGCGGCTTAATATCTCGTCAACTTCAATATCGGTAAGCGTGCGTGTGAACTTCTTGTTCTTAATCATGTCACGCAAATAACCTTCAGGGTTAATTGAGACATAGTTTATCCTAGTTAATATTTTTCTGAGCGGGCCCCCTTTTATATACTTGAACAGGTCGTTAATATGTTTTTCTGCCGCGAACCTTCCTATTAACGCGGCCCGAAAATGGTCATCTTTTTCTGCTACCCCAAACAGTTTCATTGCCAGTTTTGGCGCCTGTGCTTCTCCTGTCGGCCCCCTCTCCACTTCGGCTAACTCTTTTTGGCCTACTATCGCCCCGGAACGTTTGATCTGTTTCTTTAGCTTTATCGCTTCCGCCCGCCACGGTCTGAGCCATAAAACGTCCAGGGCTTTAATGTGTGCCGATAACGGTGCGGTAAACAGATTGACATTACCCTGGGTAAGATTCCTCAAGGCCGACGGTACCCGGTAGCCCAGTCGCACAAAAGTCTGGTATCGGTTAGCGGTGTTTATCACCCCGGAAACAAAATCGGGTAAATCGTTTGACAAACCAAACTCGACTCTGAGCCATTTTTTGAGAGCCTGAGCGTGAGTTTGACCGTACTGGGTGCCAATATTCTCTACTAATTTTTTGGCCCTGATAAAATCCAGCCCGCCTTCGGACTTCTCTATTTCACCAAAAGTTCTCGCTGCCTCGATCATCATGGCATTCTTTTCAAGTGTATGCGGTAAAACCTTTTCAGGATTAAATTCGACCATAGATTTAGGCAGTAATATGCGGGTCGATTCAAAGTAACCGGCCTTACCACGCACCTTTGTATTATCCCAATCGATAATGTTCTGAAAAGCCTGCTCCGGGGTTTCGGCCAGACCCTCGGCCACCATATCCTCGGCAGCCTTTGCTACTTTGGGGTCCGCCATCCCGCTCTGTCTTAACCGCGATATGATGTCACGACCCTTTTCGTTTAATACTTGGGGGGTCCATCTACCTGAACCTTTTATATCTCGCCATTGCCCCCCCACAAACCGCTGATAACCCACCTCGGCGGCGGTGTTCATGTCTCTATCCATTATTTTGAGCATTGCCGCATTATAAGGCTTTAGTTTTTTTCTTACTTCCGGGTCTATCTTCCTGCGCCCCTGACCTATCTGCATTAAGGCCACCCGCTCCGACTGGCTTAATTTTTTTAAGAGCATGGCTATATCGTCCCACTGCTGAGAGAACCGGCGAGCGGATTGAAAAGCTACTTCCCGAATATCACCGGCAAGCTGTTTGCCGGACGTTCCGTAGCTCTTCTCGACAAATTGAGCAGCTCGGCCAGCATAGAACTTTGCCAGTTTGGGGAAATGCTTGGCAGCGGTTTTTGTTCCTGCCACCGCACTTTTTACATTATCCACTACCTCTTGTGCCAACATCGGAGTAATAATATCAAATCCAGCAAAACGCCCACCGCCACTAGGGGTCTTATATCCTGCGCCAAACTCATATTGGGCTTCTATCGGCATTAATATACTTAAATCACCCTTCTCGCCCACCAGCTTTAGCGGTTTATCATTGTCGATGACATGCAACTGTAATTCTTTGCTGCCTAATTGGATATGTGCCTTGACCAACCTAGATAGCAATATGGGGTCAATAGCTGTAAGATAAGCAGCGTTATCATTAACATTTATTTTGGAAGTGCCAGCTTCGGGGATTTTAGCGGCCATTCCGATAGTCTTATCAGGATTAAGATAGAGCAGGATGCCCTTGCTGGTCTGGTCTGTCATTAAAGCCGCCCGTTTCATGTCGTGCATTAACTTCTGAGGGTCTTTGATAGTAGCAACGAGGTTGTCTTTGGGAATTATATCCTTATAATCCGGGAATGACCTGGGGCCGGTTGCTTTGCCCGTCCCGTCTTCGGTCCATTCATATTGTTGAACGACTTTACCTGAAGCGTCAAGAATCGGCCCGACATTCTTTTCATACTTCTGAGCGATTTCCTTAAAAGCCCCCTTGCGCTTGACTATCAGCAGGCTTCTACCGTCACTAGCGACCATCTCATCTTCAGTAACCTTCACGCCGTTAATGCCATAGCGGGTCTGTTCTATGGACGTTATCCCATATACTACCTTGAGTACGCCCTTAGCCGATTGGTCTTTAATTTCACCAACTTTGGACGGCTTAGTGGGCGGTTGTTTCTTGCCCCATTTAATGGCGGTTGGCTTAACTGTAGTTGGGGCGGCGGCTATCTCCGCCATTGTCTTAACAATATCAGTACCTTTTATGGACTGCTGATTATTCGGCAGCCATATCGTCATGCCGTTATTCAATTCGACCGGGACCATATACTTACGCCGAAATTTCATGCCTGTTGCCTGAGCAAAATGAAGTCGCTGGACGAAACGTCGATTTGCCTTATCTTGCGCCGCCCGGTATTCAGGTGAAAACTGCATCTCCATCTGGTTGCCCTTTTTAACCTCTATCCATCTTTTCTCACGGGGGAACCGGTTTTCTTCTCGCTTTTTTATCATCTCTGCGCGTTCTGTTAATGCGTTTAACCGTTTTACCATTTTATCTACGATCTGCTGTTGACCTTCCGGAGCCTCTGCTGGCAGAGTTTTAATAATCGCTTCTAATTGTTTCTTGGCACTGGCCTTCTTAGCGGTGATGTTCTTTTCGCCACTAACGTCAACGCGCAGCTCGGCCTTTAATGACGCTATCTTCCCCGCCTT